CGATGTTGTCCTCGCTCATTGGGCCATCTCCCAGCAACGGGCCGCCCATGAGCAGAACCGGCATTCAAAATGGTCGCGGGTCCGGGTGAAGCGCGGCAACATCTCCCCAGCATCGGTGGCGGCGAGGATGCGCACGGCCTTGTCGCTCATGCGCTGGGCGAAGTCCGCGTTGAACGGCACCAGCTCGTGGTGGAGTTCGGCGGTGTCCTTGTTGATCGCGGTGAAGAGCGCAGGCGCCGCCGAGATGCCCGGCACGCTGCTTTCCATATAGGCCTGATAGAGTGCGATTTGCGCTGCATAGACCGGCTTCGACCTGACCACGCCGTCCTTGACGCAAGCACGCCAGTTCTTCGCGTTCATGGTTTTGCATTCCCAGAGAGCGGGAACACGAAGCCCGAGCGTGGCAGGTCCACCGGCGATAATGCCATCGACATGGCCGCGCAGGCGCCCGCCGGCGGCTGAGAAGCCGAACTGGTCTCCATCGGGGCGATTGCCTTTGCGGGTGAACAGGTCGAGGCCGGCGCTGCGCAGCCAGGCGATGGCCAAATCTTCCAGTGCATGACCGATGGCAAAGATGCGCAGGGTGCGGCCCGAAAAGTCGGCGCCTTCATCCTTGGGCGTGGCCGTGAACTCGAACTGGAGCGCGCGCTCGCAGGCAACGCCGACCCGCGAGCCGCCGAGATAATCCCGGGGGCTGCGGCTGGCATTGTCGGCAACGAGGTGCTCATCGACCAGTGCGTTGAGGCGATCGGCAAATGAGGGGCGCTGGTTGAAGTCCAGCATCAGAATGGGCAGTCGGCGGAGGTGATGGGAGCAGGCTGGATGGTGGCCGCCCGCATCGCATCCTGAAACCCTTCGACGCCTGCGCGGATGAAGCCGAGCATCTGGTCCCTGCTCCAGGCGCAAGGCGGCGTCTGCCATCCGATCGCATCAAGCATTGTGGCGACCGGCTGCAGCGCAGCCTCGATTGCAGCGGTTTCGAGGGGGGTAAGATCAACCATATCGGCTGCCTTTCTTGCGCGGTCGTGAAAGAAGGTCTGGCAGCGCATCGCGCAAAACCAGACGTCGGGTCCGGAGTGTCTGGTCTGTTGAGGACCCAGCCAGCCAAAGCCTGCGGCCGGGCGCCGGCAGATCGCGCAGAGCACTCCGCGGGGATGCCAACGGCGCAGGCGCGCTTCGGCTAAGGGAGGTGTTTCCATGGGTCTTTTTCATCATGCCGCTTCCCGAAACGCATCAGGGTCCGCGCCATGGACGAGGCTGCGGATGGCGGGCTGGTTGAAGCGGAAGGAGAGCAGCGCGGAGGCGTGGTAACGTGTCAGGCCATAATCCGAGCGATAGGCGACCGGCAGGAACGCGAGCTGCTTGTCGGACGGCGGCTGGCGCAGCCAGGCCCGGCTCTTGTGGGCGGACTCGTCGGTCTCATGGGTGTTGAGCCAGTCATCGGCTGCGGCAAGGCAGATGCTGCGCTCGCCGACCGCCAAGAGGTGTGCAGTCTTCCGGGGCTGCCCGCCGATGCCGTACCAGCGGCCGTTCAGGAAAAAGACACCGGCCCAGGCATGGAAGCCATTGGCAACTAGCGCTGCATCATCCCCAAATATATCCACCCATTGGAAGCTCGAACGCTTCAGCAGATCGATCTCGGCCATGATGAAGTGGCCGAGGGGTTCGGCAGGATCGTGTTCGGCACCTTCCCAGATGTGACCGCACAGCGGGCATTCGGTCACGGCCGCCGGGACGACAGCACCACATTCCGGACATTCCTTGGTGGGCGCGTCACCGGTGGCCTGCTTGCCATCAAGATCGACATCCTGCTCGAGCGAACCATGGATCAGTGTCGATGTGCCAAAGTCGAGGACAATGCAGTCGGTTTTGACGATGCCTGGATAATCTTCCGGGTTCACTGTGCGCAGGCCGCGCCCGATCATCTGGATCATGGTCGATTTGAATGAGCTGGGGCGCAGCAGGATGACGCAGGAGGTCGGGGGATGATCCCAGCCTTCGGTTAGCACCGCGACATTGACGACCACCTGAAGATCACCGGCATCATAGGAAGCCAAGGTCGCACGACGGGTCGCATCATCCAGATCGCCATGCACGACCGCCGCGGCGATGCCGTTTGCATTGAAGGCTTCCGCCACATTCTCGGCATGACTGACGGTCGAGCAGAACACGACGGTCTGGCGGTCACCGGCCTTCTCCTGCCAGTGGGCGATGACCTGGTCGGTCACCGGCGCCTTGTTCATGATGGCGTCGACCTGGCCCATGTCGAAATCGGCCGCCGTCTTGCGCACCTTGCCGAGATCTTCGCGAACGCCAACGTCGATCACGAAAGTGCGCGGGCGCACGAGATGTCCGGAGGCAATCAATTCGCCCATGCAGATCTGGTCGGCGACGTTGGTGAACACATCGCGCAGCCCTTTGCGGTCACCGCGATTGGGCGTGGCGGTGACACCGAAGATGCGCGCCATCGGATTGCGGTGCAGCACCTGGTCGATAATCCGCCGGTAGCTGTCGGCGACGGCGTGATGCGCCTCGTCGATCACCAGCAGGTCGACTGTTGGCATGGCATCCAGATTGGCCGGCCGCGAAAGGGTCGGCACCATCGCGAAAGTGACCTGGGCCTGCCAGTCTTTGCTGCTGGCATCGACAACGGAGGTCGACATGCCCGGATTGACCCGGGAGAATTTATCTCGGTTCTGGTCTGTCAGTTCATCGCGGTGGGCAAGGACACAGGCTTTGGCACGGCTGTCGCCGATCATCTGGCCTGCAACCGCGGACAAAATAATAGTCTTTCCCGTGCCGGTCGGAGCCACACCGAGCGTGTTGCCGTGGGTGCCGAGCGCAGACAGGCTGCGCTCGACGAAAAGGGACTGTCGGGGACGAAGGATCATGGTTGCCTCCTCACTGCGCCCAAGCGGGGCGGCCGCCGGCGGTGGGCGTGGCAGGTGTGGCGGGGAACTGAGGCGATGCAGCAGCCGGTGTTGCCGACCCCGATCCCATCAGCGCCGCATATTCCCGGTGGTCCGGCATGACGGCGGTGCGGATATCATTCTTGTCATCGCCGTTGCTGTCGGTCCCGACATCGATGCGGGCGATGAATTCCAGACCGTCGAGATCGCCAAAGCCGCTGATGCGGCGTGCCGCCTGCGCCTGCGGGCTGTTGTCCTTATCGGAAATCCCGCGCGCCGAGTTCAGCATTGAACGAACCAGCCCGCGGCCCATGTTCGCCCAGTCGGGACCCTTGGCGCTGTAGAGCCCGACCATGCTGAACACCTTGCGCTTGGCAAAGGGGCCTTCGACCACCGTGTACTCAATGTTCAGATAGACCGAGCCGGTGGTGCCGCGGGTGGCATAGCCGCCGGTCCAGCTCTGGCTAGGATCGTCATGACCGCCCGGCCGGATGGTCACACGGACCTTGGCGAGCGTGCCCTTGGGGATGATGTTCGAGGTTTGTTTGGCGTCGTTAAAATCGTTCCAGCTACCCATGATGGGGCTCCTTATCTTGATCAGTTCTGAGGGGATTGGTTGGGGATGGCGTCGGCGGTCGGCAGATCGGGCAAGCCGAATTCCAGCCGCTCGCTGGCAGGCGCGACCGGCCCGCGGATCTTGGCCATGAGGCGACCGAGGTGTGGTTCCTCGATGACGGCAAGACGGCCGGACCGGTCCTTGGCCGGATAGGCCCAGGGATTGAGGGTTTGGCAGATGAAGGCACGCGACGCGGTGCCAGCCTCGTCCTTGATCTCAGCCATGGTCAGGACTTCATCGACGATGCCCGGCAGTTCGAGGCCGGTCTTGGACCCGTCGATCTGGGGCTGGAAAACCTTGCGATTAAAGTCGTCCAGCTTCTCGTCGAGAATGCCGACAAACCAGACATTCTTCGTCCTTGTGTGCTGAAGGTGGGTGAGCCAGGCGATCATTTCCCGGCCATGCAGGCCGTAAGCACCGCGCATGTCGGGTTTGCCGGTCTTGTCGGAAAACGCCTCGGGCTGGCCCTTGCACCACTGGAAGCACAGGCGCCCGGCAACCGTGATCGAGTCGATGAAGATCGTCTCGTAGCGGTCGATCGCTGCGGCATCGCCGAACCGGGCGCAGACGGCATTGTAATGTGCCTGGCTGTAGACCTGGTCGTCGCGCAGCGCCGGGTTGGGCCCGCCGATGAACACGGCGAAGTCGCGGCATTCCTCCCAGGTACGGGGACGGATGCTGTCGCCGGGCCAGCCTTCGATGGCGAGGTCACCGGCTTCAAGGTCGAAGAACAGGGCCGTCGATGCCTCGAGCGTCCAGAGCAGGCTGGTCTTGCCAATGCCGGACTTGCCGAAGATCACGCCCTTGATGCCGCGGGCTTCTGCCAGCCGCTGATCGGCTGAAATAATCGGGAGAGACATCAGTCGATCTCCCGCGCACGGATCAGAACATCGACCACAACATCAGCACCCACAGCACCGGCCTTGCGGGCCCGGTCACATAGGATGCGCAGCGCATCGCCCTTCTTGTAGATCTCACTGGCTTCGGCGTCGTAGGCGAGCTTGGCCTGCGCCAGCTCATCGAGCGTGGCGTTCTCGATAGGGAACACGGTGTCGGCAGCGCCAGGGCGCCCGGGGATGGAAATCGTGTCCGGCAGCCCGCTCATGAACATGGAGGACTTGCGGAGTTTCTGGATCGCTTTGATGCGGTTCATGGAAAGCACCTCAGTTGGTGGAAAGACGGAAAGTGGGTTTGCCGGCGCGGACAGTTCGGGCCTGTTCGAAGGCAACCCGGATGTGTTCAGGCCATGCGGTGTATTTGCGCTCGGGGACCTTGAAGCTGACATCGAGGTATTCAGCCGGGTTCTCGCCAGCTTCACGAATACGGGTGGTCAGTGCTTCGAGCCGGGCCTGATCCCAATCGATCTTCTTGGGCAGGTCCGCGACGATCGTCACATCGCCATCAGCGAAGCGGGTAGTTCCGAAGTCCTTGCCTGCAGAGCTGCGCTCCTGCTGGGCGCGGACCGCATATTTCAATGTCAGGGCTCCGTTCAGCCAGTCGCTGGCCGCCTTGGCCATGCGGAGCTGATCGTCAAAGTCCTGCTGAAGGTGAGCCAGAACGTCAGCCGGCAGAGCGACGATTTCGCCGATCGGCATCAGCACGAAATCGTCCAGCGTGATGTGGTTGGGGATGGTCATCGGGGCCATCCTCACGCCGCTGCCGGCGCATCAGCGCGGGCAGTGTTGTGGCGAGACTGGGCGGCTTCGAACGCCTCGACATCTTCGAGGCGGTAAACGACGCGCCCGCCGAGCTTGATGAATTGCGGGCCTTCGCCCGTCCACCGCCAGCGCTCGAGCGTGCGGTGGGAAAGGTTCCAGCGAGCGGCAAGCTCGATCTGGGATAGGTGTCTGGTAGCCATTGGCGTCTCCTTGGGTTGGGTTCGAAAACCTGAGGAGACATTGGCGCCAGCGGAGGTAGGAGCCCGGAAGGAGCGAGGTAGGGCTCAGGGTAGGAATCAGCTATTGAGCGCGCCGGACACAAAAAAGCCGCCTGAAGGCGGCTTGCGATGCAGGATAATGGGACTGGTCAACATTGGATCCAGCAGCGACCGTGCTCTACCTTGATGAATTCCTGCCAATCCTTGCGGCCGGAAAAGGCCTTGGTCAGCGTGTTCACACTACCGGAGCATTCCGCAGCTTCCAGAACGGCATCGGTCAGGCATTCTGGTTCCTCGTTCTCCCACGCTTCATAGAGGTAGCGGATGATGGCCCGCTGCTTCTGGCCGGTAAATGTGTATCGCTTCCCGCGGACCGTGATCGATCCGCCGTCCGCGGACATAGAAATCGGTGCATCGGACTTTGACGCTCCGATGGAAACGCGGGCTGCCAACAACGCAGGATCGACGGTAATACCGGCGGCGTGGTCGGCCACATCGACGACGCTTACTATTTCATGACCCTCGAACATCAGCTTTGGTAGGCGAGCCGCCGGTGTCGTGCTCAACACAATTCGAAGCCCCGGTGCCGGGCGCAAACGCGTGGCTGCCACAAATGCGGTCCAGAAATTCGGATCGGACAGCCGCCGGGCAACCCACAGGGGCACCAGCTTGCTGCGCCCGGGCAAACGGACATTGCCGATTTCCCAGACAGCGTCAGGCACCAGCGCAATAGGCTCGGTCCCGCCCACGATTTCCAGCTGCGTCAACATCCGGGCCAGCAGCACCGGCAGGTTGACGCCTAACACGAGCAGGCTGTCTGCCGGAACCGACACCCAGGTCGCCGCCGGGCTGTAGTAGCCGTATCCTCCATGTTCGCTGGACCAGTTCAGGCGAATAG